TTCCCGACCGAATACAAGCCACAAAATGTAGTGACACTTCACTCATTTTGTTCATTTGGCCACTAGGGGTAGTGTGTCTCATTTCAGGACACTTTGTGTCTCATTTAGGGGACACTTTTATTGTCTGTCTAATTCCATCTTCCTACTAGTGTATGAACTATTTAATTTACATTGAATCAGTGTTCAGACTTATACTATTCTAAATGATTAATAAAATTACATTAAGACCCCCGGGTCGTTTCCATGGTGTTTCCTATCCCTTTCCTACCCGTTTCCTACCCATTGACAATACGCGAAATCGGACCTAAGTTCAATCAAATGAATGACTTAGAGTGACCCCCCGCTCTCTAGGGTGACCATACCCGGGCACAATAACCCCTTTTGACTGTCCACTTTATAGGGCATTGTGGTAGGGTGTTATAATATTATAGTTTATAAAAAAAAAAAAAAAAAAAATAAGATATAAGACTCACAGACCCCACAGGAAGGTGTCAAATCCTTGACAAAAGGGGGTTATAGTGGGGGGTATGGCATAGGGGAGAGTCTGGGGGGTCGGGCTAAGTGCTTGATTCTAAGGGACTTAACCCAAAGATGGCAGGTAGGAAAGACTAGGGAACGAACTAGGAAACGGTAGGGAAACTACCGCGAACCTCCCGAGATTGGGTTCAAGTAGTGAATTTAATACTACATCTATTTGAAAGTATTATCAATAATACGATGATTAATCGGAACTAGTGAATTGTTATTGAGGAATTAAATTTAATACGCATGTAACATATAGTGAATTTCCGAAAAGTCGGCTCTAACTGTTCTATCTAAAGGACTTAGCTGATTATGGAATTATTTATTTATGGAATGAACTAATAATATTATCGTTCTAATGGCAGAATTGGAAAAAGCGTATCGGAACTTCGCGCAGGATGGCTCTAGAATCGACTAGGATTCGGTATGAGCTGACTTAATCGCGTGGCAGGAGTCAGCTAAAGGGTGGGCTGTGGAAATCGCGCCCTAGAGTCTCTAATGCGGACCTTCGCTTGCTAGGCGAAAATAATATTATGAAGTTGCGATAAGCAAAAAGGTTTTCGGGTATCCCGAAAATACACTTTCGCGATTAGCAATTGGGGGGAAACCTGGGAAATATTCCCAGTCTTGCACTCTAGGCGGGAATCAGGCGGATGTAGCGGACAGGGTAGTAATGAGTATCGCCAAACTTAATCCACATAGTTTCAAACATTATTTTCTCCTGTTAGAAGTGGCGTAGGTTTGCAGTCCCTACGCCACTGTGAGAGTTTACGCCTGTGAAGCTGCGAGCAAAGCCTCGACTTGCTTTCTCGCGGTATCTTCCGGAATGCCAAGGCGGATGTAATCTCGAATCATCCTTTCCTTGATATCTTCGGCGCTTACTTCGGAAGGCCGATATGGAAGTAGCGCGGCCTGATAGGCGTTGCTACGCGCGTTCGCCTTGAGAACATCGTTGACCATGCCAACGACTGACCACTTTTTTTCCGTTACAACGGAAGTGGCTTCAGCTTCAGTGTTGACCTGAGAGTAATCGAAAGTCTTTTCGATTTTCTCCCCCGCCTGTGGGTGTCCTTCCGGAATCGCAAACGTGAACTTGCCGACTTTCGTTTCCATGGATGTTCTCTCCTGTTTTGGTGAACCGTGTATCGGTTCAACCATTCCCGAATTGCAAAGTGATTCTATCACAGTCCGCCGATTCTGTCAAGTCTTTTTTTCTGTCTACCTCGCTTTCGCAGAATGCCACAAATGGTCAACCCATTGCATATAGCAATCCAAGCATAACCATTGTGACAAATAGTGGCACCAGTTGACTCCGGTTTTCACTTCGCGGCAACGGTCGCATGTTCTGGTCATGCCATATAGTATAGCACGCTACATGCCAGCCCAATAATGGAAGGCTAAAGTGTGTAGTCTTGTGAAGTGCTACGCATTATTGTAAAGACAGGATTGCACATTTTGACAAAATCACATTACGGAAGTGTAACTCATATTACATATCTGTAATCGTGCTTGTATCTATCAGAAAACAAAGGACTTATATTGTGTGAAATTGTGTGTAAAATTACAAATTTAGTGTGCAATTATGTGTTTACAGATTTATACAATTATTCAATATTTATTTTTATCATGCCACGCGAAGGTTCGGCGAAGTGCGAGGATGTGTAGTTTTGTGCAATTATATGATGGCACGATTTATGCATAACTTTACGGTATTTCATACTATTGCACATTTTGGCATATTTTATTTTCTTTATGCCATCTTCACAGAATTGTACTGGCATGACTCTTGAATCTCATGTCATTATGTGCAATATTGTATAATGGCATGTTCATTGCGTGTTAACATTATTGCGTATATCTTTACATAATTACACATAATTATACATTGGCATAAGGAAAATACTATGTCATTCCATGCAGTTCTGTGCATTTATGTGTTCACACCCCTGCACACCCCTGCACAGATGGTCCCATATGTGCACACTTTTGCACGAAGATTGGCTATGTATGTGTCTTAACAAATATTTTCAAATCATAATATTATTATATTCCCATTGAACATTTAGAATAGGGTCCCATAAACTGGTCCCATATACCCATAGTCCAGATTAGAAAATAGTAGTATCGGAAAGAAAATTTGACTTTCATTCGACTTCCGTGATAGACTAGTTCAAGTCGGGGAAAGGTGTATCGATTGACTGAAACTGAATTTACAAAGCTTATATGACAATTGAAATTGACCCATTAACAGGTTCTCCTATCATTATCAAGTCTACTGACACAAGTAAGGTTGAATCTGAACAGATTCCCTCTGTGTCAAAGGAGAATGATAGTGTCGCGCAGGCTCTTGACCTATTAGATGATGAATATCGTGAGAGTCAACTTCATCGAATTCAACTAATCTTAAAGGGTGGGATGGATAACCAACAGGTTAAAAATTCCATGGTAAGAATTCGTAAGATTCTGGATGGTCAATTAGATTAACAGAACAAGAGAGGAAAAGAAATGTTACCAGCAGTTGTAACAATCACAGCAAGTTCAGGACCGGGAATTGAGGCGACGGCATTACAACTCACTGGAGTCACAAATATTCAATTCGATTACGTAGCAGGAACTGTCTCAATCTTTCAAGGTAGTAAGTTCAATAACTTCTCACTCGAAGGAGTTACTGCCGTAACTTGCACTATCTCGGGCGGCGTTGCTACTTGGGTTATCTCATAACTAGATTAATTATGGAGTAATTAAGATGGGAATGGGAATAGTTTCTGAGAAGGACTTCGACTCTGAACTCTCCCGGTTAAAACCGGAGACACGTGAGAAGTCGAACTCCTTACCTCAGATTATAGACATGCCATCTAAAGGTAGAGGTGAAGGAAATTTGGCTGTGCCAGATTCCTTACGTAAAATTATTGGTGAGACATCAGTAATAGAAGGAAGAGAATCTGCATTAGACCTCGCGCGTTCATTCGGTATATCCCCATCTTCAGTATCAGCCTACGATAATGGTGCTCATTCAACAGCATCATATAATTCAACACCAAATGCACAACATAATAATGAAGCTCGCCAACGTGTCACTAAGAAGGCACGTAATCGAATGATAATCGCATTAAATGCACTTACTCCTGAAAAAATAAATGAGGCGAAGGCTCGCGATATCGCTGGCATCGCTAAGGATATGGCTGTCGTTATTAAAACGATGGAACCAGAATTTGATAAGGGAGATTCTGATAAGAATCGACCCCAATTCATTTTCTATGCACCACAAATTCACAACGAACAGAAATATGAGACTATTTACGCGAAGGAATAACTCTCTTGAATAACGAATGGATTCAATTACTAACTGTTGGTACTAATATAACTATCATTATAACCGGATATAAAATCATTCGTCATCTTAGTCGAATGGAACTAAAAGTCGAAATGATGTGGACAGTATTCATGCGTCGCTTCGCACCTAATGAATCAGATAAACGGAGTGAATCATGAGTACCAATCGTTTAATTTTGTTAGCAGTTAAATCCTTCTTTCTAACTGCTAGAACAGGAACAGGCGCGAGTAATACATTTGCTCTTCCTGCTAGAACTTCTACCCTGACATGGCAAACTTCCTTCGATATTGCACCTGCTGCTGTAAACATCACAATTAGAGTTTCAATCGACGGCATTAATTGGACCGTTATTGATACATCTACAGTTGTAGGGGGAGAAGTCCGAACAATTGCTGCTACAACAAGTGCTCTATTCATTGACGCTAATGTCGTTACTAATACTGGTAATAGACAAGTGACAGTTACAGTAGTAGCAAAAGTAGCGAATTCATAAGATATGATATTCACAGATTCACAACTCAAATCTATCATTGAAAAACATTCATCAGAAATTCCATCTGGGAAATCTGGATTAATTGGAACTGTAAATAATGAAGGAACTCAAGTTGCAATAGTAGTTCATAAATCTATGGGCAGTGGAATAATTACATTTCAGGGGGCATTTCAACATAATTGGTCGGGGGATAACTCAGTGGGCAGTTCAGTAATTGTAACATGGTAAACATGTCTGATAAGACTACCCATAGTTCATTGGCAATAATTGTATTAATAGGAATCTCTACCTTTTTATATCAGATGGCAGGAGTTTTAGATAAGATTCAAACTTGGGAAGTAATTTGGAATCCCCCTACAGTAGCTCAAATGTTTCTCGCAACTGCTAGTGCAATAGCCGCAGTTTTAGCCGCAACTAAACTCGATATTCCATTACTTAAATCATTACTAATGAACAGAGATGAGAAATGATTCTTACATATCAAGTTGGTAGAGGAGGTATGGGAAGTGTAGTTGTATATAATAGTGATATTGACCCCAGACCTATTTATGCAAATACGATTGCCACCTTTCCTGGTAATTTAAATCAATCACTTGATATTGCAATTCTTCGTGCCAAATTATTAATTTCAGTTCTAAGTGAATCTAAAAGTAATTAGTCATAAGTAACATGGGATTCAATACTAATTTTTGGAAACCTAATAGGAAACAAGCAGAGTTCCTCGCGCTTCCATTCACTATTAAAGAGGGATTCTATGGGGGTGGCGCGGGTTCAGGTAAGTCAGACGTTTTATTACTCTACGGAATAATTCATAGATGGCATGAGAATCCTGCATTTAAGCAGGTATTCATGCGAAGAACTAGACCCGATTTAAAGAAAGAGATAGTAGGTCGAAGTAAAGAGATTTATACTAAATTCGGTGCTACATATAATGGCACCGATATGATATGGACATTTCCTCACCCCGACCAAATTGGGGGGAGTGATATGGCAAATAGGGGTGCTCAAATATTTCTTGGACATTGTGAGGAAGAAAAGAATGTCCATATGTATGATTCGATGGAAATCTCATTATTCACTCCAGATGAGTTAACTAATGCCACAGAATACATATATTTATACATCACTCAAGAAAGGAATCGCTCCCCCAAAGGTTCTGGACTTCCTAGTATAACACGCGGAGCTGGAATGCCCGGTGGTATTGGGCATACATTCGTTAAGAAACGATTTGTAGACCCGTATCCTGAAGGTGGAAAGATTATTGTAGGTAAAGGTGGTAATAAAAGAATTTACATTCATGCAACTTTAGAAGATAATAAAGATAACATTGACCCCACATATTCTCAATCATTGGATGGCAGACCTGAAGCCGAAAGAAAAGCGAAGAAATTTGGAGACTGGTCTGCATACTTAGGACAGGTTTTCGATGAGTTCCGGGATAAGAAATATCCTGATGAACCCGATAACGCGCTACACGTTGTAGCGCCATTTGAGATTCCAAACTGGTGGCCTAAGTTTGTAATAGGTGATTGGGGTTTCGCGGCGATGACATACGTAGGATTTTATGCCGTAAGTCCTAGCAAGAGACTTTATTTATATCGCGAAATTTATTGGCGTAAAACAAAGATTGAAGAATGGGGTCCAGTAGTTAAGGACTTCATTAATAGAGAGAATCCTAAAGTAATTAAATTCTGTCAGTCTGCAAAGCAGGATAGGGGAACTGACCATACTGTTCAACAACAAATTGAAAGTGCCATAGGCACTTCAATTGAATTAACTATGAATTCATCTGGTAGTCGTGTTGCTACCAAAATGTTATTACATGAGTATTTACGTTGGAAAGCTAAACCTATAATACCACAATCCGAACTCCCAATCTACTCGGAAGAACGAGCCATGTGGATTATGAGAAATAAAGGACTTGAAGAATATAAGTCTTACTTAGGACTATTCAATCCCCCAGAAGGGGAAGAAAATATTCCTCGTCTTCAAATATTTAAATGTGAAGCGGAATTTCATGAAGGACATCCAAACTGTTGTCCAATCATGATTGAATCCATTAAAGCATGTAATTATGATAAGACAAGTAAAGATGGGAAGCCAGCAGAGGATGTTGCAGAATTTGAAGGTGATGACGCGTATGATGATGTGCGTTATGCTGTAGATTCTGCGGAGAGGTATTTTGAAGAAGCTGGTTCTGAATTCTTAAAAGTTCAAAGAGAAGCCGCAATTTTAGCACAATTAAATGCAACACAAGATTGGACTGGATTTTATAGAAATATGAGAACTATTGAAGCGGGTAATAAACAGAAAATGATTTCTCGATTTCATCATTCTCATGGGGGAAGATAATGATATTAATTGATTGGTATGAGAGCTTTGCTCTAATGAGATTACAAATACAAGAGCGAAAGCTCTTAATGCAACGTCAAGCTAAAGTAGATAATGATGAACGTGAACGTATTGAATATGAGCGTTCACAGGAACGTAATGAGAGCAACGCTCTCTGTCAGTCTTGCGAGACCCTCAAGATGCAACTCGCTATTGCAAACGATGAGAAGCGTTCATTACTTAATAGAGTATTAGCTCCTGCTGAAATAGAAAAATCTATCGCGGAAGAAACGAAAGCAGTATTACCAACGAGACATCAATCCTTCGCGATTCGTAGGCAGATGTTAGAACGTGAAGATAGAGAGAAGGCTAAATTATTAAATAATCAGCGCGAGGAAACTAAATCCGTAGTTACTAAGACTGTCGTATCTGAGAGACAATCAACGGATGATTTAGAAAGAGAATTAGATATTGTCACTCAAGAAAGGATGAACCAAAGTGCCCCTCGATAAATATTTTAAGGGTAAAGGCAAGAAAGTAATGAAAAATATGAAAAAGGAATATGGAGAAAAGAAAGGTAAATCTATATTCTATGCGACTGCTAATAAGAATAAGGGAATGGATACTG